GTGAGCCAAAATTTCTAGGCAATGTCCAAACTGACAACCTAGACAGTCCAGAGGCCTCGGTCACTGTTGAGCGAAACACCAAGACAGGCTGAATCCGACAGTCGCTGCAATACAGGACTGGATAAAGCGGCGGTGCGCATAGGGAAGACCCAATAAAAACACGGGCAAAACAAAATCTTTCCCACAATCTCACAAAATGATATCACCACGCATTGACGCCAATTCCGATAGTGATATCATGCCCGCATCGAGACGCAAAACACCTGGTAAGGAAAAGAACGATGATCACAACAGAACAGCTCAACGCAGTAGCCGCAATGATCGGAACGACTGACAAGAATCTGGTTTTTACAGCTTGCATCAAGACTCTGGTTGAAGCCGGAATGGACGTGAAGCTGGCTATGGAGTTTGTTCTCGGGAAAAACAATGTGGATGCCATGATTGGCGACCTTTACGACGGACTGCGAGCACAGACATGATTGGTGGAAAACACGAAGGGGCTGACAGCGCAGCCCCAACAATCCGCAACCTGCAAGCCCGCATCATTTACGCCCAGCACGACGGCAACCACGCCGAAGTCCTGCGGCTCAAAAAGGAACTGGAGAACGTGAAGTGACAAAGAAAGTCAAAGGCAATCCTCAACTGCTGCTGCGTGTTCCGCCGGAACTGCAAAAGCCGCTGGCGGATGAATCAGCGAAGACCGGCGAGACTCGGCAGGGCGTGCTGTGGCGGATCGCGGCGAAGTATTTTAAGGGGCGGAAAGCGTGAGTGCGGTAACTGATTACAGTCGATTCGTTGAAAAGAAATCGCAGTGGCTGAACGAGTCCGGATTTGAAGCGGAATCACTTCCTGAATTTCTCTACGACTTTCAGAAGCATCTTGTGCAGTGGGCGTTGAGAATGGGTCGCTCAGCGATCTTCGCTGATTGCGGAATGGGTAAAACTGCGATGCAGTTGGCCTGGGCGGAAAAGGTCATCGAGCGAACAAATAGACCTGTATTAATCGTTACGCCACTGGCTGTCGGTGCTCAGACAGTCGAGGAAGCGGACAGATTCGGCATCAAGGCCGTTCGGTCTCGCGACGGAAAGCACGACGGAAGCACGCAGTGCGTTGTCACAAACTACGAGCAACTTCATAAGTTCGATCCAGCTTCGTTTACTGGTGTCGTTTGCGACGAATCAAGCGGAATAAAGGACTTTAAGAGCGAGCGAAAAGCAACAGTCGTCGAGTTCATGCGAACAATTCAATTTCGACTGCTCTGCACAGCAACGGCCGCCCCTAACGATTTCTGGGAACTTGGCACGTCATCAGAGGCACTTGGGTTGCTCGGGTTTCGTGACATGATCACGAAGTTTTTTAAGCAGGAAACGTCAAAGGATCATCACGGATGGGGCCGCACAAAATACCGTTTTCGCGGTCACGCTGAAGAACCGTTTTGGTCGTGGGTTTGCTCGTGGGCAAGATCAATTCAAAAACCTTCTGACCTCGGGTTTGATGATAGTCGATTTATTCTTCCGCCACTGACCGAGCGAGCACACATCATCGAATGCACTAAGGCAAGAGCCGGAAATCTTTTCGCAATGTCAGCAAACGATATGCGAGAGGAGCGAGAAGAACGCCGCGTAACGATCAAAGAGCGATGCGAAAAGGCTGTCGAACTGGCGAACAATCACAACGGATCTACGGCGTTGTGGGGCGAACTGAATCCTGAATGTGATCTGCTTGAAAAGATGCTCGACGATTGCGTGCAGGTCAAGGGATCAATGAGTGATGAGCAGAAGGAAGAATACCTGCTTGGATTCGCAAAGGGCCAGGTTCGTCGGCTGGTATGCAAGCCTAAGATTGGAGCGTGGGGACTCAACTTTCAAATCTGCAATCACGAGGTGATCTTTCCGAGTCACTCTTTTGAGCAGTACTACCAAGTCGTGCGGCGATGCTACCGCTTCGGGCAAAAGAATCCCGTAACAATCGACATGGTGTTAAGTGAGGGCGAGCGAAAAATCGCTGAGAACCTCGACCGAAAGAAGCAGCAAGTGCAGCGAATGTTTCAGAGTCTCGTGGCTCATATGCAGGACAGTATGCACCTAGTGTCGAGTGATTATTTCCCGGAGAAAGAGCAGGTTCCGTCATGGCTGTAATGGATCAAGTTATTTGCGATCAGTACGCGATTTACAACGGCGATTCAGCCGAAGTGCTGCAGTCGATACCAGACGAGTCGGTCGGCATGTCAATTTACTCGCCGCCGTTTGCGACTGAGAACGGAGGGTGTTTATACAACTACAGCAGCAGCGTTCGCGACTTGTCTAACGCACGAACATACGACGAGTTTTTTGAGCACTACGGATTTATTGTGAAGCAGATTCACAGAGCGATGAAGCCCGGTCGAATCTCGGCAGTGCATTGCATGGATGTACCAAAGCAAGGGGCCAACATTTGCGGGTACACAGATTTTCCGGGCGACATTATTAGGCTGCATGAGTCGCTTGGGTTCGAGATGCTTCCAAGAATTTGCATTTGGAAAGAACCACTTGCTGTTCGCAATCGCACAATGAGCAAAGCACTGGCACATCGGCAGATTTGCGAGGACGCAACTTTGACGAATGTCGCATCAGCCGACTACCTGATTCCGTTCAGAAAACGCGGAGTCAATCCAGAGCCAGTCACTCATCCGAACGGATTGTTTGAGTATCACGGAGAACGTGAAATACCGAAAGAACTGTTGAAGCTGAAGGGATGGAAAGGAAACCAGATTGAGAATCGGTACAGCCACTGGATCTGGCGTCACTATGCGTCGTCGTTTTGGGATGACATCAGGATAGAAAACGTTTTGCCATACGAGGAGTCGAAGGACGAAGGCGACGAGCGGCACCAGCATCCTTTGCAATTGGATGTAATCGCACGGGCCGTGCAGATGTGGACTAATCCCGGAGACGTTGTGTTGACTCCATTCATGGGAGTCGGATCAGAAGTATATGCACCAGTTATTCAGGGTCGTCGCGGCGTAGGGTGCGAATTGAAAACGAGTTATTACAGACAGGCTGTAAAAAATCTCGCAGCAGCTTGCCAGCCAAAAAAGGCAGACCCGCAGAAAGCACTGTTCGAAATGGATGACGCTGAACTTGAGGAGGTCGCAACATGAGTCAACTAACCCTCTTCGACATCCCCGAAGCAACAGCCCCAATCGCCCGCCACAGCGATCCAGTAACAAGCCACAAAGCCGCCGAACGAATCCAGCCAACAGTGACAGCCCGTCAACTGCAATGCTTGGAAGTCCTCCGCGAACACGGGCAACCAATGACGAGCAGCGAGTTGGCCGAAGCCTGCTGTGGTCGGTTTTGCTCCGACCTGAAAGTTGATCCTGTGCAGTACGCGAAGAAGCTTGACAACTTCCGAAAGCGGGCTGACGAGATTAAGCGAAACGAAGACCTGTGCATTCGGCTGGATGCGGAGCGAGATGGCGGGCAGTTGTTTGAAGCAAAGGACGGGAAATGATCATTCCGCAAAGCAAGTCGAAGCCACCAGTGCCACATAAGGATTCGCGATTGACTCCGATTGTTTGCTTGGGAGTCATCAAGATTCGACGGTCAGGAGGCGGCGGGCGACCAATCTGGAAGTGTCGATGCGAATGCGGAAACATCGTTTTGACAGCACGGCATCGAATCGTAAACGGTGAAACCAAGTCATGCGGATGCCTGCGAAAAGAAATGTCACGCGACGCCATTAAACACGCTCAACAAGTTAGGAGAGACAATTATGCCGCTATTAAATGAAATCATCGCAACAGCTCTACTGATCGTCTTGGCGTGGTTCGCGGCTGGATCATCGCAACTCGCTGACGAGCGAAGCCAGATCAAGCGTGGAAACAAGTGGGCGAGAGACAACTACCCACCAACTTACTAACCGGCGAGAGCAAGGGTTCACCGGATTAAATCGGAACGGGCAGATCGTTTCTGTCCGGCCCGCTGTCAACGGCGGCGGGCGAATCTCCCTCAGAGCCTGCTGCATTGCGAGAAGATTCGCAACGGTTTGGCCCCCGCAAGCCAATGAAGGCGCGGCAGGCTCTGAATTGTACTCCTGCGAACAGTCACCAAGGGTTCGACGTTCTTAGCAGTCACGTCGAGACTGTTCGCAGGTTTTCTTTCAATGAAAGGATTTCACATGCTAGTGCTTCGGCGTGCTGTATCGGAAGAAATCATTATCACGGTCGGCGAAGAAACGATTGTCGTCAAGTTGGTCGACACGATCGGAACAAATCACGCACGGTTCGGCTTTACAGCATCCAAAAACGTGCGGATTGATCGCAAGGAGATTCACGACGCGATTCAGGAAACAGGCTTCAATCCGGAGGCGTTTCCAATCGCTCCGCTCGTGCCAGTGATTCGAATCGGTGATCGACTCCCCGGCGAACTGATGCGGAGAAAAGTGTAATGACACGACGCAAGAAAGCCGGGAAAAAATCAAACAGGCTGCACGCTCCAGTCGATCGCAAGCCAATGACCAGAGATCCATCATTGGAAGAGATTTGGGGCACTGAAACAACGATCGGGATGGCGGAAGCAATCCGCATGGAACGGCCAGATCTCCCACAGAACAAAGGATTACATCGGCCAGCACAGATCCGTGAGTGTTCGACTCGGATGCTTCCGGGCGGCAGGGGCGTATTGAGGGGGCAGGGATGACGCTTTTGCTCCGCGAAATTCTCCAATTGAAACTGACAAACGGCAACGATGGGCGAGGCAATGCTTTCTGGAAATCTGCCAAGTTTCGCAAGTCATGTGAGCAGTATCTGCGAGCGTTTCACAAGCAGCGGAAGCCGTTCGAAGTCCCGGTCGTGGTCCATGTGACGCGAATGTTTTCAGGTCGCGAAAGGCTTTGGGATTCGTCGTCGATCGGTCGCGGAAACTGGAAGGAAATCGAGGACGCTTTGGTCGCTGTCGGTTGGTTTCATGACGACTCGCCAAAGTGGATTCAGCGGACGGTTTTTGATCAGCGGAAGTACACGGAAACATGCGTGATGGTTGAGGTGTTTTCAAATTGTCCCGATAGGGATCAACCCTAAGCAATTGTGTCAAACGTTGGGAACTATTCCCGATCGGGAAGCACGTCAAATGTAACGCACGTCAGGAGGAACATATGTCTTTGAGAGATGAAATTATCGCAAACGCAAGTGGCAAGAAATCGAAAGATTTCATGGGCAGGCTGTCCGTTGAATGCCAGGCGATGATTGCCGAGGGGATCTTGCTGTTTAGAACCGGAAAACTCCCCATCAATAGTATGTCCGAATTGAGCAGGTCATTGGGCCGCATCGCAGAAAAGCAATTTGCTGAGGATTACGACAAATGGCCAGAGAAAAGCGCATTCAATCGACTGTGCGAAAAACTGAGCGACCAGCAGCTAAACGAAATAATCGAAAAAGCAAAACCCAATCAGCCACGCTCGCGGAAGAAATAGCAGCGGCATCTGTAGCGATTCAGGACAGCGACGACAAAGGAAAACTAACACAACAGATCCGCAGGCTGCAGGTTGACCTGGCGGCCAGAAACACAGAGATAAAGAAAGTCGTTGATGAGTTGAACCATTTACACGGACGCATCGAGCTTGCCGAAGCAACGTACAACCCAGCACGACGTTACAGAATAGGCTCAGCAGTGTCCGGGAAGGCATCGAGCTGCACTGCCTTGCTGATGCTTAGTGATTTGCATCTTGAAGAACGGGTCGATCCAGAGGTGTGCATGGGCTATCGGTACAACCTTGAGAT